ATGAACAAAACTTTAATCAAACAAATTGCAATTGCTGCCGCTGTGGCGGCGCTGGTTGTCTGGGCATCGAATAACGTCGATGCAGTCGAAGACGTGATCGGCTAAGGAGCGCAGCATGCAAGCACCGATGAAACTTAACTCGTTTACGGGTATTGGTTACGGCCAAAAATCGACAGTGGTACTCGCAGTAGGCCCGACCTATGAAGAGATTCAACTGCGAACCAATCTAGACACGGCGCTCATTAAGCGCGTGGCAATCAACTTGAACGGCGAAGAAATCTATATTTTGCAAGGTCAGGACTTGTTGATGATGGAAGCCTACAAAGACCAACCAGAAATCGCAGGTTTTCTAACGATCCCTTTTGCAGACATTACAGGCAAAACCAAAAACGGCATTAAATCGACGGGCCTAGTTACAGAGCGCGGCGATAACATTACGCTGGAAGTTGAAGTCGGTACGCCAGCGGATTTAGGGGCAGCGCCAAGTATCGACCTGTCGGCGTGGGCGGTAGTGTCTGAGCCACAACCTGCCCGCATTCTAGTGCCAAAAATTCGCCCTCAAACCATGCAAGCCACGGCGGGCGGTGATAATGAGTTTTTGTCACTGGTAAGCGGTGCGGGTATTAGCATTCGTCGTATGCACTTCAAGAGTGATAAGGTAACAGATTTGCGCATTGAGCGTGACCATCGAAAAGTGTACGAGTCAGACAAGGACTACGCACAATACCTTTCGAAGCGCAACGGGAAAGTGCCGCAAGCGGGGATTTTTCATTTTGACCCCGTTCAGCGCGGTTTCTTGCTGCAAGACCTGTTCCCAACAGCTCACTCAAGCGAGCTTAAGTTCACAGTGACGACAACGGAACCCGTGGGAAGCTTGCCGATTCTCGTCGAATCGGTGGAAGTGGTTCGACCTGATTTGATTGCGGCGCTTAACCGCTAAGGGGGCGCGATGTCATTTTGGGAAGATTTATCTAAGTTTGGCACGGGGCTATTAGAGGATGTCGGCGAGGGTGTCGGCAATCTCGTTGATGGGTACACACAAAACGTCCAAAAGGACGTTCAAGCCAACCCAAATACACAACCCCACAACTACCCAAACTACGCAGACCGATACGGAAACCAGATCACACAACCGCAAGGCAGTGTAACGCCCGTAAATCGTGAAAGCGGCTTTATGGGATTTACCCAAAAGGAGCTCGCGATTGGTGGTGTTGGTGTGGTTGTGCTATTGGCGATTTTGTTGCGCCGATAAGGGGGAATGATGCCTATTCCATTGTTATATATTGGTGCGGGTTTGGTTGCGGGCTTTTTTGTCGGCTCAAAAACCACCAATTTACTAAAAATCGCATTACTAGGCGGGGGCGGTTATGTCGCCTATCAAGCCTATAAGGGGGCGTAATGCTGGATGTATTAAGCGGTGGCCTTGGTGGTTCGGGTGGTTTTTCCAGTTCGGCAACGATGGGCGACACAAAAAGCGGCGGCACGTCAACCAGTGGTATTACGCTTGGTAATGTCAATATGGGCGGCTTGGGCGGGTCGAATTTGACCCTAATTGCAATCGCCTTTGCGGTCGCGTGGGTGTTGGTCAAACGATGAACTACACCATTGTAAAGCCGCATTACATTAGTCAATCAATGGCGCGCCGTCATTTTTCGCGCGCCTTTGACCGCTTGACACCGGAAGACAAACCCAAAGCCTTTAAAAATATGCTGGATAAGCTCCAAGCGAGTCGGGCGGTTTGGTATCACATCCAAGGTAAAGGGGTGGATTTGCATCTAGTTACCAGTGTTAACGGGGCGGGTGTATTTGTGATTGATGCAATTGCGGGTAAGGGAATGCTGATTGCTGCCCCTGATATTATTCGACGCGCTAGGTCGATGGGGTATCCGGCAATGCAGTATGAAACAAGAAAGAAAGGCATGCGGAAAATGTTACAGCGTTACGGCTTCGTAGTGACAGGCACATTCGAAGACGGCTCAACGGTACACCGCAAGCATTTAAACGGGTGAATGCATGTCAACGAATAGAAGTGAAAGCGCCAGTAATACCACAACCAATAACGCAACGGGTCAAGTAACCAATGGCGGCGATAATCTCGGCGTTAATGTGGCGGGTGTCAATGGTAACTCATACGTGACCATGACCGACCACGGCACAGTGGGCGCGGGCCTCGATTTAATCGAAGAATCGCTAGGCATGCTAATGGAAGGCATAAACAAAAACAGCGAGCAGGCGTTTGGTTTTGGTTCGGACGCAGTAAAAGCCAGTGAAAAAGCGCTCACCGAATCGCTGGCGTTTGGGTCGGGCGTGGTGGATGAGTCGTTAGGCTTGGTGGGTGATGTGACAAGTAAGGCCATTGAAGAAACCGCGAAAGCGAATGCAGCCGCACTTGAGGCGGCAGTTTCAGCGCAAAAAGACGCACTAAGAGCGACAACTGACGCGCAAAAAGAAGCCTTTAGTTTTGGACAGGAAACCGTCAGCTCTGCGTTTAAAAATAACAAAGAAATCACCGATTCCGCACTAAAAAACATGGGAATTGCGGTAGAGAGTAACGGCAAAGTGTCAGAAAGTGCGCTGGAAGCGATGCGAAAAAACGCCGCCGATACCGTTGTTTTAGCCAAAGATATGGCAAACCAAAGCGCCGCAACCACCAAGGACGTGATTAATTTATCCAAAGAGATAAACGCAAGCGCAGAAAAGTCAAACAGCCAAGCGCAAACGGGCTCGAGTGATTCAATGATGAAAGTGTCAATGGTCACAGCATTCGCTTTCGCGGTGGCTATTGCGGTAAGGGGGTAGCAATGCCAATTATCAACATTCAACCAAATGATCATTTTGATTTTAATGTCGGCGGCGCGGGTAAATACCTGTTAATTCGCTATGCGGATACGGGTGTTTTTCTTGCGTCTGATAGTTTTCGCCCTTCTGGTATCCAAACGGGGGATGCTATCAACGTGACTGAGTTTGATGCGGTGCGCTTTGAAAACGAAAGCGTAAGCGTGGCAAAAGTCGAGTATCAAATCAGTGATTTGCCAGTACAAACCAACGCAACGCAAAACATCACGATACAGCGCATTATCGAGCCTATTCAGTTTGAAGCCTCGGTAAAAGTCGTTGATGGTCTAAAGGTCGAGCTCATCGCGCCCAATCAATTGGTGAGTGCGCAAGATAAAACCATTGCGCCAGGGCAAACGGCAAAAGTAACCAGTAACGCATTGGGTCGAAAACAAACCGCTATTCAAGTGATTAGTGATGAAGCCACAACGCTAAGGATTGGCGGCGCGAACGTGGCGGAAAACGTCGGCGCGCTGCTACGCGGCTCAATCAGTGCGGTGGCGTCAATGGTGATTGAGTCAGGCGCGGAAGTTTACGTATTCAATGGTTCTAATACAACGGCCACAGTTAGCGTGACGGAGGTAATTGCATGATTATCGTGAATCCACAAGATTTAACGCCGATGTTATCCGCGCTAAAAACAGAACTTTCTCAAGAAATGGCGCAGCTTTCGCAATCAGTACAAGTATCTAATGATGCGCTTTCGCAGTCCGTAGCCGCAAACAACGGTCTGGTGATTACAGAAATAGAAGCGCTAAGCGTAGTTAACGGGGAAATTTCAACCGAAGTGCAGGCGATTAATGCACATACAACGAACGCCGTTGATACTGCAAAGGCCGCGATAAGTCAGGATGTCAATCTAATCCCTAAGTCACCGATAAAAAACATTTATCGCGGGCGCATCTACAACACTTCGGCAAGTACGGGATTAATCACAATTCCAGTAGTGAATATGAGTAAAACGGTGGTGAATCTCATTGCATCAAAGTCGATGTATGGAAGCGTCACCGGAGACCCCGTACCAAATTGGATGTATTTAGAGCTGATTAACGAAAACACGCTCAAATGGGATGATGATAAATATCGGTCATCTGCCGTAACTCATTTTTCTTGGGAGGTAATCGAGTATGCCTAGTTTTATCATCAATGAGTCTCGTGTGGTCGTGGGGGTGATGTCGTTTGACCCAGTCGCGCCTGAACAGCATTTACTTGAACGTTATGACGTTTCAGTAATTGGAAAACGATTTGAAAATGGGGAGTTTGTCGAAGTTGAACCAGTACAGAATGATAGTGATCTTGTTGCTCATGATGGGGGCGCTTTGGATGGCTAAAAAGCAAGTGCGCGGCGTTCGAAACAACAACCCGCTCAATATTCGCGTGGGGAATGACTGGCAAGGTGAGGCGATTATCTCAAAAGACGCAGACTTCGAAACCTTTAAACACCCAAAATATGGCTTTCGGGCGGGGGCGAAACTGCTCAGAAACTATCAAAATCGGTATGGATTGGTAACAGTGCGAGACATAATTCACCGCTTTGCACCGCCAAACGAAAACGACACTAAAAATTATTCGGGGTTTGTGGCTGACAAGATTGGAGTGAGTGAAGATGCTCCGATAAACCTTGCAGACAATGAGCTGCTGGCGCGGATGCTTCACGCAATGTCAATCATGGAAGTGGGGCGACACTATTCGCTAGATGATGCGCGCGAGGGAGTGGCAATCGCATGACCAAAAAAGAATTCGCAATAAAATTAGGGCTAGGGATTGCAACGGCAGTAGCGGGCGCAATCGTGGTATCACAACTAAAGAAAAAAGGCTGGATATAATGGAAAAATTCAAGCAATGGCTTAAAGACCGATGGGAAGAACCATCAACCAAAAAAGGATTGGCGCTCATCGCGGCGGGTGGCACGTTGGCGTTGGGGCGTCCTGAACTCATCACCGCAAGCGTGACCGAAACGGGCGTGCAATGGGGCGGTCTTGTGGGGGCTACAGTCCCGTTAGTAATTGGTGTTTGGGAAACGGTGCGTAATGAATGGAAACGATTATAGTCGCCGTAGTGACGGGTGCGGCGTCCAGCATTGCGACAGTGGTTGCACTGCGCGTCGATATAGCTTGGATTAAGTTAACGCTCGAAAAGCTCGATAATCGAGTAACTGAACTAGAGAAAAAAGCCGCATAATTGCGGCTTTTTTGTTGCTCACAAAATTACCTTTGCTAACTTGCTGATTAATCATTGGTGAGTATAGTTTCACTGAAATCTATTTAGTTAAGGATAATAAAATGAAAAAGAGTGTATTAGCGTTAGGTTTGGCGTTCGCCTTGGTGGGCTGTGGCGGTTCAGGCGGTGGCAATAGCGCACCAATCACCAAAACGGAGGCATTGACCGGATTATATGCAAATCAGCAGGATAGAGTGTTGATGCTCGTTGATACGGCGCGCCAGGCGGACAACATTATCGTGGGGGATTTTCTCTCGAATGCGGTCATGGTTACGCACTCGATCAAACAAAGTGGTAACGTCATTGACATCAAAGGGCTAACGTATGTGGATGTTAATACCATAATTACAGATAGCACCGTCGAAGCAAAGGCGCAATTTGATAACAGCGGGGTGCAAGTCAGTGGAACACTTAACGGGCAAATTCTCGCTTACAATTTTGAAAAAGTTGAAGACACAAAGCCCCTAATTGAGCTTTCAGGCAGCTACACTAACCCCGCTGACGGGTACGTGTGGACAATTGACGGAGCAGGGAATTTAACAATAAACGGGGATTGCTTAATGAGTGGTGCGCTTAAGCGAAACGGCGTCTATTTCGATTTGGAAAACGTTACAGTAAGCAATTGTAAAATAGGCGCAATGAACGGCGTCTATAAGGGGATATTGGTAAGCGCCAAGCATGGCGGCGTGGATTACATTGCGGGCGTGGTAACAAACGATAATTATACTATTTGGGGCAGCGTTAATATTAACTAAGCTGCAAGAAAGGCCGCTTAATTGCGGCCTTTTTGTTACTTCAATTTGCTTGGTATCCAAGGCGCGGCAGTCATCCGGCGACCGCCTTTAAAGGGTAAAATGTTCTCTTTTGCGGGGTAATATTTGGGGCTTTGTGGCCGTTCGTATTGCTCAAGAAAGTGTTGATACTCGTCTTTTTGATAGGCGAAGGCTTCCAACTCTTTGGGCGAAAACTCGCGCCCGCTAGGGGTAATGAGTACCGCGCGGGCTTCGTCAATACGAAAGCCACGCCAACGAATATCATTAGGTAAATAGCCAAGGGATTTGATGATTACCAGCTTTTCAGCCATTGGGTTGATGGGTATCGAGCCCGAAAGCCAGCGGCGAACGGTCGCGGGTTGAACGTGAAAGTATTCCGCGCCAGCTTTGATACTTGGAAACACTCGCCAGAATAAGACGTTAAAGGCTTCAAAATCCATGTGATAAACCTCTCAAATTATCAGCGTTATTAATGGTTATTTTCGATTGCTGCGAGGGGTTTTGATTGCCAAAGGCTATCAAATGACGAAAAGAATCATTTTGTTCATTTCTTTTCATAGTGCAGCCTTAATAACTTGAGATAACGAAACGGTTTTACAATGCAATATGTTGTTTTATGTGATTGTTTTAACTAGATAAAATTTGCGGGATTTCGATAAATATTTGAAATGTTAAAAACCAATGCCTTGGTGCGCATTATGCTGGCTTATGTTAAGTGTTGAATATATCAGCAGTGCATATGAGACTTCGATATTTCGGAGTTTCATTAATGAAGTATTACGAAATGACAAAAAACTTTGTTTTTCGTGAATTTGAATGCGGCTTAACCGTGGAAGAGACAGCTAAACTTTGTTTTAAAAGTGTGAGGCAAGTCAAGGAGTGGGATAAAGGAAAAAGTATCCCTAATGAATGCAAGAGACTTATGAGGATGTCGAAAGGCCGAGAGCTTTCACCGTGTGATTCATGGAATGCATTCAAAATGCGCTATGATAAGCTCGAGTTGCCTACTGGTCGATTAGTTAGCGCACAAGAAGTATTAACAGGACTAGCTCTTTTGGAGATAGATGCTCCGGATGATTTAAAAACAAAAAGTAAGCTACTCAAGTACGCGAGAGCAATAAGTAAAATAATGCAATAAAAAAAGCCCCATAGAAGGGGCTTTTTAACCTTTAATCTTTATCTCAAAGAGAGAAGGCAGGTGTTTTACCTGTTTCTTTCAACTGTTTAGGGTTCAGAAAGGTTTTTGACGAATCTTGTTGCTTCTCTTCCTGTTCGAACTTAACAGGGTTGAAAACCTTTCTCCATTCCTTAAGCGCAACGCTTCCTTGCCATGTCTGCTTAGTCATGATTATCCCCTTTAAGGAATTCATTAAAATAATGGTTGTTCAATTCTCTTGAAAAATAGTGCTTGCGTTTCACCCAAATGAAACCATCACCCTTAGATATTATAGCAACATCTATAGGACCACCAACAGTTTCTGAATCATTTGACACTTTTCTTTTGAATGCTGTCATATTTACAAGAGATTCAGCCATGTATGCAAGGTCATCTTTTGGTAGAAACTCTATCATTTGAGTGACTTTATCTCGATGTTCACGAACCATTACGGAATCTGCCATCTGTACATTCGCATCCCAAGTAGTATTCATATTATCCAAGAATTCCTGATTGATGCTATCTTTTGTCGCAGAGTCTAACCCTAATGAGTCAATCAATTCGACATGCTTTGCAAGAATTGATCTTAAAGTGCCCTGAAACGACTCGTTAAAACATTGTAGTAAGTTTGGGTTTACACCATTGGTAAATGTATAAACTTCATCTTCTTGTGCATAAGCCTGCATTCCACTTTGACCTGCTGCTGAACTTTTTGACAGATTCGGAGCTAGTCTAAGCTTATCACCAACAAAGCCTTGTACGTTAAAAGCAAGCACTACTGGAAAGTATTCTTCATTACCATATCCAGCAATAACGACGCCAGTGTTAACTCCGAGTAGATTTTGTCTACATGAAATCATGCTAAGCATTCGAGAAAAAGTATCTCTATGAATTTGCTCAAACTGTACTGCAGGAAATAGCTCTGGAAGACACCGCTCGACGTAAGCTAATGCATGAGGTAGTTCGTTTACAATATCTTGATCATCGAACCCATAGAAATAGTCGCATTGTTCCAATTCTACAATCATCTCATTTGCAGTAGCTAAAAACATAGAAAGTGATTCTTGAAACGATATTTGATGACTTGGATCACTTTGGAATAGTGTACTCGCTTTTTCTTCAACTCTTGTTGTTAGGGTCTCGAACGCTTGAAAGTAAATCTGCTCCAAATAAGTTCGGCGAAAATCATGATGAATAAGTCGTGTTGAACCAGAGAGAAAAGTCCAAAAATCCTCTGCATATGCATCCAATGTATCAAAGGAGCGACTACCCAATTTTCTTCGGTACTCTTTAATGATTAACTCCCAAGGAATCGAGCATAATGAACCAGTACCGTATACCATTATCCCAACGGGATGATGTTTAGTTAGTGCGAATAGTTTTTCTGCGCCATTATATATTTTTGAGCTACCTCCACCAGAGATTGTGACGGCGGAGTCTGCAGCCAAAGCCACAGCACTCTTGTTGAAAACTGCTATTTCTGCTGTCATGGCGTGTTCCTATAACTCTAAATTTCTTTTGATATACAACTTACCTGCTTCAGCAATCAAGTCGTCCCAATTGTCAAACCTCGTATTGGTAGCAATAAACTGATCTAGTGATTCCTTTTCGATAGCTTCAAACTCTTCTTTAGTAGAAAACTGAAATCCTCCTAACGTTAGCAAGTCATCTATTGATGCAAAACTGGGGCACTCAGCCTTCATAAAATCTGATGTAAATAGGTCAGATATAGGGACTTGCTTTTGATCTGATAGCTTCTGGAGCCCATTTTTTATGTTATTGAGACGATTATGAATTTTATCAAAACCCTTTACTTTTATCATAGCTTCCCCTAGAAACGGAACGTCGTACATTAAATGTATTTTATTATGCCGCAAAAGTTGAAATACTCATATGACAATATGAATAATCAACATCACAAAATGAACGGATATTATGTCAGTTCAACCTTAAAAAGAGACGATGCTCTCAAACTATGGCCAAGCCTTCGGGCCAAATAAAGTAGGGACCAAAGCGCTTGCTGTATTTAAACTCGCCACCTTGTTCCTTACCTGAATCCGTTAAAATGTGCTTTCCGTTATCTACGGTGAGATACCCCTTAACAACACACAACTGAAGGAAGTCTTCGGTTTTTAGCTTGTGTTTTTTCGCAAGTTTGGATGAAGTGACCTTAGATTGATCGTCCGTAGAGTTTGATTCCTCATCATGCTCACTATCTGCAGCTTCAGCCGAAACCTTTTCTAAGGAAATTCTGACTTCATCGCTTATACGAATGATACGTTGTGCTTCCTCATAAGAATCTTTGTAGAGCTCACCGTCTGAATCACGGTCAATGAAAATGCCCATTTCATTGTTGTTCACTTGACTGAATTCATAGAGGTTAAGGCTTGTTATGATGCACGAACTTTCGTTTATATAGCATTTGGCGTGTAGGTTCTTGCAGAAGCTAGTACGCACGAAGGACAACCCTTTAAGCCAGTTGATCTCATCAGGTTGAAGTTCACTCTTGCCGTAAACAATCCTGATATCAATTTTGAGGCGGTCTTTGTCTTCTAGGAGCTCTCTAATTCGGTCGTTGAGTTTGAGGAAGGGACTGATAAGAATCAATCGTTCTGATGCGTTCTTAATCAGTTCTTCGAGATAATAGTTTGTCGCACTCGTATTTAAAAACTTAGCCATTTCATATCCTTGACATATAAAACCTAGCACATACACGCTACGACCAATATTCGAGTAGATCAAGTGTTCTGATTCAAAAAGCAAACACAATGCATAGTATAAAATTTTGCCCCTTGCTATCAGTCAGCACAGTGGAAGAACTCGCTTCGCTCAAACACTGGCGCACTTCGTTTGCAGTTCGACTGGTTCGGTGAGAGTGGATAGTACGGGGGAATTTACCCCCGTGATACAGGACGGGGGTTTGCTCACGCTCCGCGTCCTCAGTCTTCGTCCTTGTGCGCGTTCGCTTAACCCCAATGTGGATAGAGACACTGGAAAACGCTGAGCGTTATGCTGATGTGGAGGCTTTTTTCTAGGCTTAGCAGGGCGAGGGGTGGCAGCATGTCAAAGAAACGATGTGGAATACTAACCGCGCCATTTGGCTATGTTCGCTTACTTGAGTTTGGAGAGTGGCTTGGTGCTTCGCTTGCACTGCGTGCATCGCTTTTCCCTGTCGGGATGAAGGGGGGAAGATTAGGTGGTCTTCATCGACGGGCTAGGCCGCGCCTCTCCGCGTCCTAGTCCGTCCTTGTGCGAGGCTTGCCAGCCCGATATCAAATGGTTTGTGCTCGTAGCCCGTCAAGAGCATCAAGATAATCTCTAACAGCCTCAGTGTTAGTATACAACTCATCTCTGAGCCTTTTGTTCTCTTTGCATTCAGCCAGATAGAGCTCTTTATACTTCAACGCGTCATAGCCGCCTGCGATGAGCGCTTTGCTCATTGTGGTAGTTCTAGTTTGCTCTTTGAGCTGCGAGAGCATTTTTTCGTGCTTGTCGGTATGTCTAATCGTAATTGCCATCATTTCACCACGCTGCAGTAAATTACCTGGGAAGATTCTGCTATCAAAAATTTCACTCGAGCGCGAAAGCCGGTGAAACATTTGATAGCAATTTATTGCTAAACCTTATCGATTTAGTTTGCTTCTCCGTCTGTACTTTACGAGCCAGAAACGCGTAATGCTTTTTAGCGTATCGTAGACGAACAGACCGCCCAAGACGGCCAGCAGGTTGTAAAAGTAGGCGGCTTCTAGCAGTGTGGCCAAGTCGTCAGCACTGATAACGAGGGGTTCCAGTTCCATAGTGTTTCCTCAAAATAGTGGGCCAAGTTGTACATTGGCCGTTTCGGGTTTTCTCTCCTGGACAACATCACGCGCCATCGGTTTGCAATACACGTTCAGGCTTACCGCTTCCTTCGTCAGCTTGAGCAAGCAATCATCGTAATGCACGTAAGCAATTTGATTGGCCTTTAAGAATCGGTCATTCAAGTAATAGGTGCCTTCCGGTGTTTTCGCCTCAAGCGTGACATAGAAGTAAAAGCCGTCCTTGTTTTGCTTGGTGGTGTGTCCCGTGTAGTAGAGCGTTTGAATATCGTAAAGGCCAAGCATCTGCTTGATGTCGTCTATCCGAGTAGATGGACGATTGGAAACAGAAGTAACCGTATTCCCGTTCCCACTAGGATGTAAAGTAGGATCAACTTGAGGCCCTTGCGCAGATACCCCAGAGGCCGAACCAGAAACGGCAATCTCAGTGCTTTGCGTGGCCGCGTTCGCCACCGTCTTAGAAGTACCAAAAACCAAATTGGATAGCGCATAGATGAAATACCCCATACAGAGCAAGCCTAAAACCATAACGCCCATGATTTTAGGATTGCGAAATAACATGTTCATTGCACCAGAATCACGCGCAATACCTGTTGATGTGGACTTGTAGAGCAAGAACGCCTCAAGCGGGATTTTCTGCTTGGTCAGGTTTGGATCTTTTCCTTTGGGGATGGTCGGCGTTGAGACGTTCTTTTGATGTTTGTAGATGTAAGGCTTTCGTTTCGCCCAGAAATAAGCGTCACGGCCTTTGTGGAAAAAGCATTCTTCGGAAGGTGCGCGAATTTCACTTTGAATCTGTCCCCAGTCAGGTGAGAGCAAGTGAATATCCCAGTTATATTTACGGTGACGTTGAAAGCCTTCGTTAAAGGACAAGGGATAGATGATCCTCCCTTGATCATCATATTCAGCGCGACCTCTATCATCGACCTCGCCAGCATCAAGGTTGGACATATCCGCAGGGGTATAGCGTGAGTAGAAGAAACTCTCATAGTCAGGCGGCAACTTATCGAGGAACTCAGACAAAGGGCGATACATCACTTTATCGATACGAAAGCCGACGTTCTTAGAGAAAATATCTTGGCACTCATCTATCACAATCAACGCCCCAAGCGGACACCAACAAAAAAAGTGTTGCCACAGCTCGATGCCGTCTTGGTCACGGCTAAAGATACGGATCAAGCGAGTCGTGGAGGGGAACTGGATGTTCAAGCGCTTTTCTATCACCTCAAGCGGCTGCATGCCTTCAATATTGGTGACGACCACGCGACCCGCTTTCAGGGCTTCGTAAATCACAAAGTAGGCGGTATAAGCCGATTTATAAGAGCCGTTCGCGCCTGTTCTAATGAAGATGGCCATGATTAAAACCTTGTCATTCTCAGCACAAAGGCCGTCGCTAAACAGTTGAAGTAAATCGAAATCGCTTGCGGTATCTTGAAAAGAAACGCGTAGTAACGCAGCTCACTAGGCAGTGCGTTAAACGAAGAAGAGATCATTTGATTAAAGCCAATGTCATTGAGCAGATACACCGCGGTGTCATAGGCCATTTGCAACGACATGATGAAGAAATAGAACTTAATCTTGACGTACCACGCGTTGAGATAGACAAAGAACTGATGAAAGTAGTCCGGAATCGACGTGATGAACTCAACGAACGTGTCGCCAATGCTGCTAAGAAACGCTAAGAAATCGAGGATAAGTTGCATTAGTCTTTGGCTCCCATAACAACGCGCAGGCCAGCAATGACCGCGATAAACAAAATCACCGCACTGATGGTGCCGGAGTTACGAACCAGCGCAGGAAAGACCGAAGAAGTAGCGCTTAGATTTCCCCCGTTAGCGAACGAGAAATTTAAGGTGTGCTCAACAAACTCGCCATTGGTGAGCGAGTTGGCGTTAAAAGAGAACAAGCTCTTAAAGTCTTGCACCTTTTGGTTGTACTGGCTTTTCAACTCTTCGACTTCGGTATTGAGCTTGGTGATGTCAGATTCTTGATAGAGGGGCAGCTCATTGAACTTCACCACTGAATCGTGTTCGCCTTTGTTCAAGCCCTTACCGCCGAGCAAATCAGACATTTCACCAAGTTGATCGCCAATATTGCCAAGGCTAGTTCCAAGACCGTCTATCTTAGAGCCGACCGCGTTAACCGCACCAATAACCCCGTCTTGATTGCCACCATTGCCCAACTCCAATGCATCAATTTTGGCGTTCAACTCTCCGAACTGTGAGTTCATAGAGGCTTCCATCCCATCGACATTTTTATTGAGCGCGTTGAATTTGGTGTTTAGGTTGCGGTTTACGCTGCCTACTTGGGATTTGAGGTTGGATTGGTTCGCCTCAAGCGTGTTTTGGTTGGAATTCATCGCCCATAAGATCGGGTTTATTTTTTCCGTTACGGTGCGTTCAACACGCTCTGTGGTTTGGCTGCCTTCAGACATGATTTGACGGGATAAGAATTGCGATTGGTTAGAAATGTAATCGAGCAAGTCGTTATCAAGGTAAGGGTAGAGTTTATCGACTTCCGCTTTGATCTCTTCGAGCTGCTTTTGGGTTGCCTCATTACTCTCATTAGAACTGGTCGCAAGGGCTTTCACTTCCTTGTTGACTTCATCGTTAGAGGCTGCAATTTCGCCACTGACTTTTGAAAGGTTTTTGTTTAGGTTCTCATCGGATGCACTGACTTCGTTCATCATATTCAAGGTGAGAGAATCGAGCTTAAGTAACAGGTCATAGGTTTGTCGGTCAATCTTGTCAGAGGTCGAGGTATCGAGCTTTGCAAACGCATGAGAAAGGCCAGTGCAATCAAACTTACCATCATTGGCGGGAGAGCAAGAAAAGTTCTCTTTCGCCCATTTAGCTTGTGATGCGCTGTTAGGGTCGGAATCCGGATTCGTGGGCGGTTGTGGTTTCTCGTTGGGTTTCTCACCACCAAAATAAAGACCGTCTTTTGTACAAGCACCACCAGTGGAAATAAAGCGTCCCCCACAATCGCCACTACTCGCAAAGCATAAAGAAGAAACACCACTACTATAAATACGATACTCGCAACCGAGCAGACAAAGATTTGGCCTATTGCCATATTTTAGACCGCTCCAAATTTGCGTAGACGTGATGTTGCCCACCTCGCAAACTTGTTCAGCGTAAGAAGCAAAAGAGAAGAGAAATAGGATGAGGGTTGCCAGCAAGCAGCAAGAGAAGTTAATCGCAAATCTCATTGTTATCCCCTCAAGAAAAAACGCCCCAATTAAGAGGCGTTGATACCTGTATAGAAGCCATAAACAAAACATCCCGCCATGGACAGGCCAAAGAGAACAGACAGGACGTTTGTTACGAGCTCAGCCATGATTAGCGCATCGCGCCGACAATCATTTTCAGACCGAAGCCCAACGCAGCGAGACCAATCAGGCCAACAACCACAAGACTGTAGTTTGATTGACCAGTCGTCACCGCACCGTTGATAGCGGTTGCAATCGCAGAGGTATCTGCAAACGCGCTAGAAGTGGCAAGAGTGGCCGCAACTGCGATACCGATTTTTTTTGCTAGGTTTTTCATAGGATATTCTCCAACTGAGTTAATAAAGGGCTAACCGCGCCCAAGGGTTTTTACAATGCGACCCAGAATGTGACCCGACAGCATCGACAACAACAAATAGCCGCTTACTGTGGTGTAGATTTCAGGGTCAATCGTTACCGAACCGAGAGATTGATTGCGTAGCGTCTCAAGTTCAGAAGGGGTGATGATTGTGTAAGTGCAGTCAAAACCTTGAGGCGCCAGCATCAAGTAACCGTTATAAGCAATCACACAATCACTCATGTTTACTTACTCACTTTGCTGTCGAGTTGCTGAGCCATGTATTTCTTTACATCCTCATCAACCGGCACAATTTGAGTGACCAACACTTCCAATGGATCATCGGGATTGCTGCCGAACTTGATTTCATAGTCACGGTTTGGAAGAAACGCGCGTGTTTCAATCAGTTGCTTTGCGTAGTCCAAAGAGACTTTAAGCGGCTGCTTGTTGTAGGGGATATCGGTATTAAAACCGATGCCGTGTTGGTTGAACTTCTCCGCGTTGACGTTTTCAACAGGACGTAAAACGCTCAGTTCTGCGATTTGAGTTCCCGACTTGGGGAAACCTTTAATAACGATTCCGGTGATAGTTGCCATGTTACCTTGACTCCAAAGTTTGATATTTCAGTGATGTATAAGCGTCCGGAACTCCGAGTTCGTCGAAGTGCGTACGTCTCCATTTAGGGGGAATGAGCATGCCGAATGCTTCGCCCAAATCACCCTCCGTCATTGCGACAATTTCCGCTAATGCCTTTCCGCATTGGCGACGAGTCCAAGCAATACGGCCAAAGAACTCAAGACCAACTGCTTTCTTATTCTTGGAAAACTTCACAGGCTCCGCAGGTTCGATACTGGCGGCAAAGTCGCACAGGCCAGAGAAGGCCGAAGCAGGCGCCGCGAGCATATCGATATCGCACTTTTTCAATTCCACTTCGTTGCGATACCAAACCACGTCAGGGTCAGTGATTTTTTGCTCAAGCTTTTTGTTGTAGACACGCCAATAAACCAGCGAAGAACGTGAGCCCACGATGGTGGCTTCTTCGAGTAATTCACCGCTTTGCGTGATGCGTTTATGAGGAACCATTGAAGGGCCGCGACCCTTTGGAGCGGTGCGAAATGCCCCCTCATAAAAGCACATTTGCGCATACTTACAGTCGAAAATTCCGGTGTAATCGTCCACGGCCAAGTCCAAGCGAACTAAGCGCGTAATGCCAAGAATCGTTGATAACCACCAATGCAATTTGGTGTGCGTGATGTGGTCAAACAGCTTGGTGCAACCCGTGCCGTTAATCTGAATGAAAATGGTATTGTTATTGCCGCCAATCCCAATCAGGCCGCACTCAACGGTGCGTGTTTTATCGAGGATTAACGCGGAATCTTCATAACCATGTAAACCACGGCCACGCATCGGCGACATGATGAAACCGAATACTTTTTCCAAGAACTCTTCCAAACGATGAAACAGAATCTTAGACACCTTCGCTTTATGACGAGCCATTGCCGCTTCAATCGCTTCCGGTGAAAAGGCCAACGGTTCGCGATACTCAGGGAACTGCAAGTTGATAAAGTCTTGCTCATTGGATTTGTCCAAATGGCGCAACGATGAGTACGGGAACGTAAACGCCAAGTGGTCAATTTTCACAGGGCGAATTTCGTCAGATAGCATGAAAGACCCCCTTTAAAAGTAGTGATTGATAGTTTTCATCGGTGATTTCGACGAGCTGGTAAGCGTCATCGGGATAGTGAGCTGCGAGAAACTGCTCAAACTCCGCTTGATGCTTGAAGTAGCGATGGCCCCAAGGGAAATAGGCATTAATCCCGTGTGCTGGCTCATTGTCGAAATACACGCTGTCCATGATTACGCGCCCAAAGAGTAGGAGAGTTGAGCCACTGGCCAACGACGCTTCACCATAGGAAGCAGCTTTTTAGCGGTGGAGTCGGGCAGTGTCAGTGCGTGTTTTTGGTTAAATGTGGTGACAATGTCACCTTTTAAAACTGACTTTAAAAACACAGGATGAGCGCCAGATGAGAGAACGATTTGAGCTTTCATGATCAATCCTCCATGACTGGCATTTGGTTCATAAAGACATGGTGAAGCTTGAACTTTTTGTTCTTGCTTTCGAGGCGTTGTTTTGTTTTCTCAATACGTTCGTCGTCCTTCAAAAACAACTCCGCACCAGCGAGAGACCAAGCTGTTTGAACGCAACCAGACTTACCAAATCTGCAAAAGAAGCGTTGACCGTGTTTTGTGTCGATGAGAATAACGACTGCCGATATTGCTAAATCCATATTAACCACCTTGACCAGTTAACTTGAGAGAGCGACCGCCAAGGCCAAGCGCGAAAGCGTCAAGGGCAAACGCCCAGAGCCGAGGCGGTCAAGTTAGTATCCAAATTTGCATACAGTTAAAACCCATTTTTGCATACTGTAAATACCCAAAAATGCATGCTGATGGACTAGAATGAAGATTAAAGATAAATGTGGGGATTCAAAAAAATGTATATAAACCAACTGTTAGACGCCTATAAAGACGCTAAGAGATATGTACAAGATAAGCAAATTGCTCACGACCTTGGCATAAGCACACAAAAGCTATCTAACATTAGAAATGGCTCTCGCTATCTAACTGAAACAGAAGCGCTTTTCATTGCTGATGAAATTGGAGCAGATAAAGAAACTGTTCTAGTGTATTTGGCAGCAGATAAAGCTAAGAGTTACGAAGCGCAACAGGCTTGGGCGAACATTGCAAAAAAGTATAACGGGCTCGGTTTACGTGGAATTTCAATAGCTTGCGGCGGCTTGGCTATGTGGATTGGTAGCCCTACGGAAGCCTTAGCTAAGTGCGCATTATGTACGTTATGTTAA